TCTAGCTCTCCGTGACAGCTTCATGATCTACGGAGACAACGAAGTCTGGTCCATGAACTTCATTGGTGGTCAGCTTATTTATGACTTCCGCAAGAGGTTCAACGACCGAGGCATCATGGACACCAATTGTGTCGTTGAGGTCGATGGTGTCCATTACGTCTTCGATACTGACGACATCTACGTCCACGATGGTGCTACAGCCCGCTCGATTATCTACGGTAAGGACAAAGAGTTCATCTTCGACAGTGTGAAGAGAGACTACAAGCACCTCTTCTTCGTCGAATACCACCGTGCCCTCGATGAAGTTCACTTCAACTACGTCTCAGATGACCGCCTCATAGGCTTCCGTAACACAACTACCGGATGCAACCGTGCTGCCGTCTACAACGTAAGCAACGGAACGTGGACTTTCTACGACATGCCGAACGTAGTGGCCTCAACGAACGCCCAAGTATCGACAGGTCAGACCTATGAGGACATGGGAACCGAAATATACGCAGAGTTCGCCGGAACATACATAGGTGACGAAGATAGCGCAGAGCGACATATGCTCTACGTAGGTAACATCGCCACCTCAGAGGGCCTAACAGCCACTCGTATCTACGGTCTCGATAGGGCCACTACAGGCCGCTTAAGCCGCCCAGTGGAACTAGAGGCACTCAAGCCCGCTTTCATTGAGCGTATCGGCATAGATATGGACGAAAGTGGTGCTCCGCTTACCTCCTACAAGTCCCTCCTGAACTTCTACCCGCAGATCGGCATTGATGGTGCTCCTGAGACCGTCAGGTTCCAATTCGGAGCCTCAGATGTCACTGGTCTCCAGCCCGCGTGGAACGAAGCTCAGATATTTGACCCCTCAACAATGAACAAACTCGATGTCCGAGTGGCCGGTAGGTATCTCTCCTATCGTCTCCTCCACGAAGGCATCTCCGACTTCACCTTCTCTGGTTTTGATGTTCGCGTTACAAGGCGCGGCATGAGGTAATCCAACATGGCCGCATTCCGTTATAGGCGTGAGATACGCCCCGCACTCGTAGAGAGCCTAGGGGAACACGTAGACCGCGAATATGAGAAGATTGAGCGGTCCATAGGTGACTTACAGAACTTGACTGGCTGGGGAGCCTATTTGCACACTGGCTCCTCCCAGTCTCTCTCCACTAACACCAAAGTAACCCTCACTAACAATGCGGGGACAATACTCCACCCTCAGAAGCCTGACGACATCGACAGCTTCTATGAGAGCAATCTCATCACAGCGAGGGAAGGGGACGGTCTAGCCATTGCGGTCGAGCTCACCTTCACCCCAGACAACTCCACAGCCTCTAACCTCTACATGGCCGTCGATATTGGTGGCTCAGTAGGCGAGATTTACCCCAAGGACTTCCCGATCACCAAGGGTGCGTCCGTCGCCCATAAGATCAGTTACAACATCACCGTATACGCCCTCGACACTTGGGAGGCGAATGGTGGCGCTGTGAAGATCGAGGCAGACGGTCCCGGTGTAGTCACTGGGGTCCGATACGTAATTCACAGGATACATAAAGCACGATGAGCGGCGAAGGTGGTATTAAAGACCTCCGCACCCGAATAGCTACACTTGAAGCTTCTGGGGGAGGCGGAGGCGGAGTATGGGGCTCCATTACAGGAACTCTCTCCTCACAGGCCGATCTCCAGACGGCTCTCAACGGTAAAGCAGCAAGCTCTCACTCGCACATCATTGCGGACGTTACTGGCCTCCAGACAGCCCTAGACGGCAAACAGGCGGCAGGTTCTTACGCGGCAGCCAGTCACACCCATATCATCGCAGATGTTACTGGGTTGCAGACGGCTCTGGACGGTAAGCAAGCCGCAGGATCATACGCCGCTGCATCGCATACGCACATTATCGCTGACGTTACAGGCCTACAGACAGCCCTAGACGGTAAACAGCCTCTATCGTCCGTCCTTACAGCCACTACAGCTTCGTTCACGACCGCCCAAGAGACTAAACTGAGCGGGATTGCGACTGGAGCCACGGCTAACGACACAGATGCTAACTTAAAGAACCGCGCGAACCACACAGGAACCCAGACTGCCTCCACGATCAGCGACTTCTCAGAAGCCGTAGATGACCGTGTAGGTGCTCTCCTCGTCGCTGGCACGAACGTAACCCTGAA